AAAAGAAATAACCGAAAATGTTGAAATAACAAAAGAAATCAGTTTTAATTCTAAAGGAAAATAAAATGGGAAAAATATATGTAGGACAAGATTATAAAGTTAATATAACTTTAAATGAGAATATTACAGGTTCTCAATCGGTAAAAATAGCTTATAAACATAATAATGGAACATCAGGAGAATGGAATGCTTATATTATAGACAGTTTAATTGGAAAAATAGCTTATGATGTACTTGCTGATGAAAATAAATTATCAGGAGATATAAAAGTTTGGGCTAGAGTTACTGATGCAGACGGATTATATTACCCATCAACAACTGCAACTTATACAATACATAAAGAAGGAAACTAATAATTTATTTATGGAAGTTGTCGATTCAAGCAGGGTTATCCAAGCAAAATTAATGAGTAGTGCAATGACTTTTACAAAATACTTTTTTAAAAAGAGATTTGGTAGAACGTTTGTAGAAAATAGCCATCACGTAATTATCTGCGATGTGTTAGATAGAATCATAAAAGGCGACCTAAAACGAGTGTGTATAAGTATTGCCCCAAGATACGGAAAAACCGAATTAGCTGTAAAAAACTTCATTGCATTAGGTTTAGCACACAATCCTACTGCAAAATTCATCCATTTGAGTTATTCAGGAAGCCTTGCCGAAGATAATAGTGAAAGCGTTAGGGATTTCATAGATTCAGAAGATTACAGAAAGATTTTCCCATATGTGGAATTGAGTAAAAGTAGTGCAAGTAAAAGCAAATGGAACACTACAAGAGGTGGCGGTGTTTATGCTACTGCAACAGGAGGTCAAATTACAGGATTTGGAGCAGGAGAAGTAGATAGGGAATTTATGGATGGGATGAATGGAATGGAAGTTCTTTCTAATTCTAAAATATTTGCTGGAGCTATTGTTATTGATGATGCCTTGAAACCTGATGATGCTTTATCTGACTTAAAAAGACAAAGAGTAAATGAAAGGTTTGAGAACACGATTAGAAGTAGAACAAATAGTAGAGATACGCCAATTGTAGTTATCGGTCAAAGACTTCATTCTAACGATTTGATAGGGTATTTGAAAGAAACGGAGGGAGATGAGTGGGAGTTTATCGATATTCCGTGCATTTCAACTGATGAATTTGGAAATGAACACGCTTTATGGGAGTTTAAACAGACTTTAGAGGAGTTAAATCAAATTCGACAAATAGATAAAAACGTATTTGAAACACAGTATCAGCAGAATCCACAAGACTTATTAGGTAAATTATTGCCGTTACAAAGCCTTAAATTTTGGGATTTAAGCAGAATACCATTCGATAGTGTAGTATTTAAGTTCGCTTGTGGCGATCCAAGTAACTTTGGGGGGGATTATTTCAGTGTTCCGTTCATTCACGTTGCAATTATCGAAAAAAAGGTAGTTTGCTTCGTAAAAGACATAATTTACTGCAAAGATGGTGTAGAAGTGGTAAATCAGGTTATTATCGATAAAAGTAGAAATAATTTCATTGAAGAAGTGTTTTTGGAGGTAAATGGACTTGGAGTGGCAAGTTACGTGCTTTTAAAGAGAGATTTAAGTAATACTACTACCGTTAAGCCTTTTACAAGTACAATGCCAAAAGAAGCAAGGATATTAAGTAATTCAGAGTTTGTAAAAAACCATTTTATCTTTGATGAAAATTATAAATCTAACCAACAATACGCTAATTTTATAAAAGATGTAACGGGTTACGATAGAGAAGGAACTAATTTACACAGGAAAGATGCTATTGATAGTTTGTGCGCATGCGCCAACATAATCAAAATAAAATACAAGGGATTATTGTACGGATAAATAAAAAATACGTTAAAAAAAAATAATATAATAAAAATTTATATATTTGTATCAAATTCAATATTGTGAAATATAGAAAATCGGCTTTAACAACTAAAAAAGGACTTCCTGCAATGTGGGTAGTCCTTTTGACTTTAATAAAGATATAAATGGCTTGGAGTATATTTGGTAAAAAAAAGGCTTCTTCTGGTTTTGCGGAACAGATGAATGATGGTGCTTGGTTGTCTTATTTTAATCAATTTGCAAGTTCATTAGAAAATGATAAATTAGTTAAGTACAAACAAGATATTGCTTATGAATTAGCTTTAAGTGTAGCCGAAATATACGTACCAATAGATGCAATTGCAGATAGATGTTCAAGCGTTACGTATGACATAGTAAATAAAGTTAGTGGAGAGATTTATACACCATCAGGAAATTTAAAGAGATTAATTAATAATCCAAATCCATTTGATAGGTTTAGCGATATAGTTTATCAAAGTATTTTTAGCGAATTGGCAGATGGCAATAGTTATGTGTATTCAAAAACACCTGATAGCATTAAAAATCCAACAATTGACAATATTAGTAATATTTGGGTATTAAGACCGAACCAAACACAAGCGATATTAAAGAAAGAGATTTCAAATCCTTTTTTGATGAAATCTATTTCCGAAATAATTGAAAAGTATAAAACTTATTTTATGTACGAACACGACTTGGAAACAAGATATGTGTATCATAAAACTACATTAGGAATTGATAGTAATGGAAAGGGATTAAGTCCATTGAGTGCTTGCCAAAAAAACATAAATAATCTTTTAGCCGTTTATCAGGCGAGATATAACGTTTATGCTAAAAATGGTACAGCAGGTATTTTGAGTAAAGCACCATCAGGAGGCGGAGGAGCAAGTTTGCAAGAGGCGATAGATCCAATTACAAGAGATACAATGATGAAAGACTTGCAAGATAGACAAGGACTTATAGGGGATAAAAACTTTATTGGAATTTCAAGTGTTCCTGTAGTATTTACAAAAACACTTGGAACTATTAAAGAATTAGAGCCATTTGAAGAAACATTAGAAGATGCTATTAAGATTGCAGGTATATTTGGAGTAAACAAAGAGTTAATTCCTAAAAAAGACAATGCAACTTTCTCAAATCAAATGATAGCTGAAAAAAGTTTTTGGCAAAATGTAGTAAAGTCAATGTGTGAGGATAAAGCAATAGATTTGAATAAGATTTTTTATCTACCAGAAGATTTGACTTTTAAACCTAATTTTAACGGAATAGAAGCCTTGCAAGAAGATAAGAAAAGTGGTTACGAAGCGGATAGTTTAATGATAGACAATATCGACAAACTAAAAGCAGGAGGTCGTAATATGGAAAAAGCGTTATTAATCATAGAAGAAAAATACAATGGAGAGTAAATTAGTAGAATTTAAAGCACAAAGGGAGTTGTATAAAAACCCTATTGCACTTCCAATAGATAATTTGCGTTCAAAATTTGAAGTAAATGAAAGGTCTATAAAAGGTTATCCTATTGTATGGGGTAGTAAGAATGACTATGGAGAAATTGTTTTGAAAGGAGCTACTCAAAATAGCTTAAACGCAAGAGGAGTGAATAGTACTAAGAATCCCATATTAGTTTTAAACCAACATAGACAAACAGAAATGTTGGCACGTCCTACTGTTCTACAAGAAGATGATTACGGATTGTATTTTGAAGCAGATATAATTGAGGGTGTTAAATACGCTGACGAAGCTATGGCACAAGTAAGACAAAATGTATTAAGACAATTATCATATGGGTTTAACTATGTTTGGGATAAAACAGAGTATAGCGAACAGGACGATGCTTACATACTCAAAGAAATACGTTTGGGAGAAATTTCATTGGTTACGTTTTCGAGTGATGAAAATGCGCAACTAAGAAGTTTTAACCAAATGCAAGAAAGAGCAATTTTGGACAAATTTAGTCCAGAGCAAATAAATGATTTACATAATCTTTTAGCGACAAGAGCCGTGACGAACACTCAAATAGAGGTAAAAGAGGAAATAATCGAAGTACAAAAAGGAAGAGTAACAATTTTTTAAAAAAAAACAAATGGAAAATTTTAATTTAAGAAGTGCATTAGAAAAAAATGGTGCGACTTTAGATGAAAATCAGATTAAGTTCGTTTCGGCATTTGAAAACGCTTTAAACGAAAGAGCTAAAACTCAAAAAGAAGAGTATTCTACTTCTATCAACGAGGCTTTAAGAGCTACAATTGGTGCAGAAGAAAAAGACAAAGATGGTAACTTGGTAACAATTGCCTCTCAAATTAGAAATATTGCAGAAGCAATGGAAAACATCGAGAAAAAACAAACAAGAAGTTTGTCTAATATCGAAAAATTCCAATTGCGTAAAGCGATAGAGGACAATAAAACTAAAATCAACGAAGCTATCCGCACAGGACAAGATTTTGAATTAGAGTTTAGTGCAAAACGTGCCGCTGCTAAGTTTACTGCTGCTACAGCACAAACTAACGACACAGGTGTATTGATTCCTATCAACGAAAACTACGAGTTGGAAAATGGTATTTCTGTTATCAGATACCCTGAAAACTTCATCTTGAATGTTATTTCTAACAGACAAGTTGCTAAAGTACCTCAACAAATCATCAAAAATGAGCAAGCAACAGCAGAAGGAGCAGTAGCTTTGGTTGCAGAGGGTGGAACAAAACCATTAACAAGCGATACATTCATTAGAACATTGACTACCCGTAAAAAATATGCAGGTCGTATCGAGTGGACAGAGGAGTTTGAGATGGATAACGATATGCTTTATGCAGAGATTTTGTCTTTGTTTGAAGATAAAGTAATCCGTGAGTGGCAAAAAGGATTGTTAGCAACTATCGTTACTAACGGAACAGCTTACACTACTTCTGTAATGGATGATACTTTAGTAATTCCTGATAATGGATTAGCTGTAATCGCTTTACAATCTGTAATCAATGGTATGAACTTTAACGCTGACACAGTGATTATGCACCCAAGCGATATTGTAACTACAATGTTCACACAGGATACTCAAGGTAATTCAAGATTGTTGCCTTATATGCAAAATGGTCAAATCAATGGTTTGAGAGTTTTTGCTAATAATGGTGTAACACTTGGAACAGTAGTAGTATTGGATAGTTCAATCTACAAAGAAATCCATTCAGGATTCATTTTGAGATTCGGTACTTATAACGACCAATTCATCAAAAATGAGAAATCAGCTATTGGGGAGGTATTCTCAATATTGAGAGTAGCGAAAAATAACTTGCCTGGTGCAATGGCTGCATCATTAGCAACTGTAAAAGCCGCTTTACTAAAACCGTAATCTAAAATTTTATAAATATGCCTAATTTCAGTATTAAAGAGCAAGAGGACAAGATTGTAGGAACTGCAACTTTTGACAAAGCATCGGATTACAAAACTGTAACATATAACGGGGAAACCTATTTATTGCACAAAGTACACGCTGATAAACTAATCGCTAAAGGATTAGCCAAGTTAGCAAAAGATGTTAAGATTGACGAAGGAGAGCCTACAATGACCATTACTAAACAACCTAAAGGATAAAACAATGATTATCGATTCTACATACTTTATAGGAAAAGAAACTTATATTCCAAATGCGGTTTTACAACCGAGTATTGGTAGTAATAATATTTCCGCTACTTCTGAATTACTTCAAGAGATAGAGGATAAAGAATCGGAATTAATGTTAGATGTTTTAGGGTTTAGCCAAGCTACTGAATTATATAACCAATTTGAGCCAGACGGTAGCTGGAAAGTTACCGCTTTGGCTAAATGGGTTGATTTAGTAGATGGAAAAGATAATTGGAAAGGATTGCGTTATACTATTGGAGGGAAAAAAGTAAGTCTTATTGCTTATTATGTTTTCTTCTATTATTTGGCTAATGATTATCATACCTATACAACAACAGGTATGCAGATTGCGAAGTCAGAAAATGCAGTAACACAAGATCCATCCATAAAACAAGTTTCTATTTGGAACAAGTTTATCAAAATGTATGTAGGAAGTCTAATGATAAATCAAGTACAGTTTACTTCTAATTGGAATGGTACAGCAATGTCTTTTAATGGTATTAATTTGAGTAACGAAGTATCGTTATATGAGTTTTTGCTAAACAATAAAGATGTTTATGACATTTCGTATTTTAAGAGTAAATCTGTGATAAACTATTTTGGACTATGATA